CTCCATCCTTAATCCGGAGGTGTAGTCTATGATTACTGAAGATATGGCATGGCCTCCTCATAAGGGCTTTATGCAACATAAGGTTAAGGAACATGCTGTCTGGTATAGTGGAGACCCTAACCTAATTGCTAACTTCTACTATCAGGAGTTACACAATAACATTCTGAACCTCCCTTACTCAGTTGATAGAGATATCTTCTGGGCTAGGCAGATACAGAATGATGCAGAAGTAGGACTACATGTTCCTATAGCAGGTGACATTGCTGAGACTTCTGCTAACCTACTCTTTGGTGAGCCCCCTATTATTAAGATAGCTCAGGCACATGAAGAGAATGCTAGTAAAAGTTACATTGATACACAGAAGACTATGGATAAGATGTTCATGGAGAACGGTACCTATACCAGATTCATGGAGTGTGCTGAAGTATGTGCAGCCCTAGGCGGTGGATTCATTAAGCTAGCCTGGGATGAAGAACTCAGTCCTTACCCTATCCCTGTGGTAGAACAGATAGACAACACTATTGCTAAGTTCAAATTCGGTATACTTACTGAGGCTAAGTTCTGGGAAGTAGTTAAAGTTGAAAGTACTAAGTACTGGAGACTTATCGAAACCTATGACAATGACGGGGATATATCCTATGAGCTTTATAAAGGTACTGAGGATAAGCTTGGTAAGCTGGTAGACATTGACTCTATTCCTGAGACAGAAGGCCTTAATGATATGCAGACAGGTATTGGTGAGATACTTGCTGTGTATGTTCCTAACCAATATCCTAACAGATATAATAGAAATTCTTACATGGGTAGGAGTGACTATGCTGGTATTGAAGGTCTGATGGATCACTTAGACGGAACATACAGTGCATGGATGAGGGATATCGTCCTAGCCCAAGCTAAGATCTTAGCTCCTCAACAATTCTTAGAACAATCTGATACAGGATTCAGATACAATGTGGATAAGATGATCTTTGCTAAGCTTGATATGGATCCTACCACAGAAGGTAACAAGATCACTGCGGTTCAGTTTGCTATAAGAGCAGAGGAGTTTGAAAAGACTTCAATGGCTTTGATTGAAAGAGCTATTACATCTGCAGGGTATAGTCCACAGACATTTGGTCTGAACATTCAGGGTAGAGCTGAAAGTGGTACTGCCCTCAATATCAGAGAGAGAAAGTCATTTGCTACTAAGGCTAAGAAGGAAGTCTACTGGGAGCCTCAGATTAAGAAGCTTTCTAAACTCCAACTTATCCTATATAATAAGATGCTCAAGGGTACGGTGGAAACTGATGTAGATATCACAACTCAATTCAGTGATAGCATCAGCACTGATACTGTGGAAGTATCCCAGACTGTGCTTAACATCGCCAATGCGATGGCAGCCAGTACAGAAACAAAGGTAAGACTGTTACATCCTGACTGGTCTGAGGATGAAGTTAAGGGTGAGACAGATAGAATTATAGCTGAGAATAACATTGGAGAACTTGTAAATGTTGAAGACCTAGGGGGAGGTGTTGGATTCTAATGTCTGTTAGTCCTGATGTGGGCATGGCTATTGCTCAAGAAGTATACAAGATCTATGTTGAAGCAGAAGCCAAAATGCTTCAGAAGGTCAATAGAAGGTTAGAACGAAACATCAAAACCGAAGGCTGGAATGAAAGAAAGCTACAAGATGTAAGTGATCTACGAGCAGACTTAGAAAGAACCCTATCAGGTCTGGGTAAGAAGGCGGCTGATGATATGGATCTTGCCATAACCAACGCATATAAACTTGGAAACATTCAGGCAGGGTATGATTTTGAAGATGCTCGTATTTTATTTAAGGATATTGATATCCCCTTAAGTGTTCAGCGTATTGTAACTGAAGCCAAAATAGCCCTTACACAATCAAATGTGAAAATTCTTCGAACTACGATGGATGCTTATAGGGATATCATAGCCGAAAGTACTACAGGTATCTTAGTTGGTACCGACACAAGAAGGCAAGCAGCCCAAAAGGCTTTAAATAAATTTGCAAATCAGGGAATTACTGGCTTTACCGATCGAGCTGGTAGGAACTGGGATATGTCCTCCTATGTTGAGATGGCTACCAGGTCTGCTTCTGGCAGGGCTGCCATACAAGGTCATATTGACCGTCAGGTGCAAGAAGGTAGGGACCTGGTAGTTATTTCTGATCATCCTAGTGAGTGTCCATTATGCAGACCATATGAAGGTGAGATACTGAGTATTAGTGGTAACAACCCTGAGTACGGTGCACTGGATACGGCTGTATCAAATGGCCTATTCCATGTGAACTGCAGACACAGCTTAACCGGGTATATACCGGGGCTCACTAAGGTAGAGAAAGGAAGGCCTGACCCGACAGGCTATGACAAGACCCAGCAACAAAGGTACAATGAAAGACAGATCAGGAAATGGAAACGCAGAGAATCTGTGGCTGTTACTCCTGCTGATAAGGCTAAGTCAAAAGCTAAGATCAAGGAATGGCAGAAGATCAACAGGGAGTTCGTTAAGGATAATCCTAGTTTGGTTCGGAAGCCTTACCGTGAACAACTTGCTAAGGCCAAGCCTATACAGGATAGTGATATCGACCTAAGTAATATAGTTGATATTGAAGTTCCTAAGGATCCTACAAAAGGCCTTGGTAAATATACCCAACTGAGTGATGACCAAGCATGGTCTATTAGTAAACAACAAAAGTCAAAAGCCTCCAAGTCCCAGGCTAAGTTATTAGGCCCTGGTGATAAGGGAGGTCAATACTTCATGGCTGGTAAGAAGTCAAAGGCTATCAATAACCATTTACGTGGGATTAAGATCGATGAAAAGAAAGAACGAACTATAGCCAGACTGAATAATGCTATTGATGACCTAGGTACTAACTTACCGGATATGAAGGTATATAGAACTGTAGATGCTAATATGTTTGAAGTGATAGCCCCTAATGCTGGTGAACTATCTACCTATGATAAGGCTGCACAAAAACTATATAAGCAGAAAAGTGAACTGAAGTTTGCCAAGGAACAAATAGCCAAAGGGACTGAGAGTGAGTTCTTCCCTAAACAGGTTCAGAAACTTGAGAAGTCTATTCCTAAGTTACAGAAGAAGGTTGATTCAATGTTAGATGATACCTTAGAAGTGGCACAGAAGAGACTATCAGGTATTGAGTTTGAGGAGAAGGGTTTCATGAGTGTCAGTTATGACAGGAAGAAGAATATCTTCGATCAGAGATCCTATGAATTAGAGATCTTTGTGGATGAAGGTACTAAAGGCCTTATAGCTAATGACTTCCTAGATGATGACAGTGAGTCTGAGATTCTATTTGCCCCGGGTAAGAAACTTCAGATTATTGAGACAGTTCTAGATAAGAACCATGTTAGTTCTACTGGAATAGAGAACCCAAGGTTTATTATCAAAGCCAGAATGATTGAGGAGTGATACTATGGCTGCGGAAAACTTTGAACAGAGTAATGAAGGTACTAAGGTAACAATGGCACCACAATGTACAGAGTGCAGGAAGAACAAGAACATCATCTCCTGTGGAGCTTTTGATGTAAAGCCCGAGGAGTACAGGACTAATCGTCTGTTATGCCCAGAATGGGTAACAGGCTGATTTTTATATAAGCCCAAACATGAAGGCTCTAAAAGCTTTGCTTCAGGTACTCATACCGTTAAAATGTGAAGGAGGATATAAAATGAAAGTATTGGTATTGGATCTACAGAAATTTGCTGACTTTGGTGAAGTGGTAGAAGGTAATGAAGAAGCCTTCAAGGAGATGGAGGGTGTGTCTGACCAGTTCTCGGCTATCAGTGCTAAACTGGGTGAACTGGGTTATGATGTACTAATCAACAACAAGGAATCTCAAGAGTTTATTCCTAAGGGTAGACTTGATGATGCCATCTCCCAACGTGATAGTTTCAAAACTGAGGTTGATAATCTCAATACTAAGCTTGAAGCTATGAAGGCTGCTGCTGGTGACAATCAGGTAGTTAAGGATCAACTTGATGAAATGATTGGTCAGAACAATAAGCTTCTTGAGGACCTTGATCAGGCTACTGCTAACAATGAGATCTTAGCTGCTGCTCATGATGCTATTGACCCTAAGGATGTTCTGATGTTTGTCAATCGTGACAATATCAAGAAGAACTCTAAAGGTCAATG